ATCAGCAGCGGGTGAAGCTATCGCGGGTGGAAAAATGACAGAAGAGCAAAAAGCGGCAGATCTAAGCCCTATACAAAAAGCTTTTCAAACCTCAGATAACGTTCTGCCTAAAATACTTGAGGAAAAAGGATTCGGGACAGGAAAAGAGGCACTGGATAAATTCGATGAGAGGATTTTTGAAATGGGGAATGCAACTCCAGAGTTTGTTCAATCTATAGTAGAGGCAAGAAGTAAGTTAGATCAATTCGCTCTGGAGATATCCGCAGCAGAAGCAAGAGCAGCAGACGGCGATGAAGGCGCTCAACAAGAGGTGGAAATAGCTAGATCCAAGTTTGCTACAGCGCAGACAAAACTCGCCTTGACCGTAGAAAAAGGAGCAAAACTTGGTAATCGCACTTTGGGAGAGGCGAAAGACAGAGAAAACAAAATAGAAGCAGCCAATAAAAAACTGGCAGCCGCGCAGGAAAAATTAGCAGCGTCACACGCAAAAGTAATTGCCTCAAATAAAAAAATGATTGCGGCGGCAGAAAAAAATCTTCAAAATGCACAATTGGGGAGCATGATGGCGGCGATTACTCCTACTGGAAAGGGAACAGGAGACGAGTTTGGATTTAACCAACAGACAAACGTATTAAGAGCAAGTCAAGAAGAGACTATGGCGAGCATCCAAGCAGATAGGGCAGCGGTTTCAGCAGCCCAAAATGAACTGGGAATGAAGGGGAAAGGTGTTCTATCAAACTCTGACTTTTCTCCAGAAGAAGTTAAGGATGTAGCAAAGGGGCTTAGAGAAGGAAAGGATTTCTCTGGAGGGGATGAAAAACAACAAAAACTTGTCAAAGATGCCCAAGCATTTAATGCAGCAACGCAAGATGCTGCTATAGCTCTAGATAAAGCATCAAATAATTTTGAATTAAATGTAAAGAAAGCTTATATAGGTTTCCAAAAAACAATAAATGATATAGAAGCGCAGCAGAGGAAAAACGCAGAAGCTAGAGCCGCTCTTTTACAGTCATCTATTCAAGCAGCATCAGATAAAATAGCAACCGTCTTCGGAGGAGAAGCTTTAGACATGGACTTTATGGGACAACAAGTTTCAGAAATCGTAAACGAAATAAATAAAGGAGCAGGAATGGACCCTGAAAAGTTAGGTCAACTAATGTCTGAGTTCGATGATCAGGGTCTCGGAGTTAAGATAGGAGACTTAATACAACAATTCGATCCTAGCATTGGGGCAGAGAAACTCGCAAAAGTTCTTCAAACTACCTTAGAAGCAGGAATCGGAGCGTCAGCGAAATCAGCAGAAGGTAAAAGACTTGTAGGAGTAATGGGTAATGAAGTCAAGGGAGGAACTAAAGGATTCTACAAAGACGCAGGTGTAGACGTAAGTGATGGAATGAAACGACTTGATGATGAATCAAAAAGTTTAGCAGACAGACTCAAAATCGCAAACGCTAATCTGGATGGCTTATTCACTGGAGATGATACTAGAAATTTAGCGTTCGAAATGAATGAAATGTATCAAAAAATGCAGAATGCTAGTTCTGGTCTAGATTCATTTGCTAATATGGCCAACACTCAGGCTGAAGAAACAAAAGCCGTTGCAGATCTAATAGATGATAATACAAAAGTTTTAAAAGATGCTGAAAAAACAGTTAAGATAGCCGCACAGATAATCAAGGACAATAAGGAAGAATTAGAACGGTTGAAAGGATAATAATGGCAGCTTTAATAGTAAATAATGTATTATCTTCATCGGTTAATATAACTTACAGTTATGCAACTGAAGAAGAACTATTTGGCTATGAAGTAGTAGGAACTTATCAGATTGATATTTCAGATATCAACATAGTAGATCATGATACAGTTCTAATAGAAGGAAGAGACGCAATAGTTCACGCTTACGGTAGAGAAAATATAGTAGCTCGTATTGGCGCAGATGATTACATCAATGGAAGAATACAATCTTTTGATTTTGAAGCTGGTGCTTTAGTTGGTTCCGAAGTTGTAACAATAACAATAGAAGAATCTAGAAGATTAGATGATTATTCTAATACATCTTTCACAAGATATATACCTAACCCTCAATTAGTTGAAGATTTTTCAGAGTCTTATGATTTTAGTAGATCTGGAGGAGAATACACTTCAAAAAGAAAAATAGGTCTCACATATAAGCAAGAAGCGGGAGATCAATTTTTAAATGACGCAAAAGTATTTTTAACGAATTACTATTTTGCAAATAGACCTAACTTTGGATATCAAGAAGATGGTATTTCAGAAAATGCGAGGTTAGATGACAAGTTTCGAGGACTTATTAGTGAAACTTATGATCTAATTGGCTTATCTGTAGAATTAAATGAAGATGTTTCTACTTCTTTTGTAGATAGTGCAAAAAATGTCGGGAGAAAAGAAACTCAATCTATAGATATAACTAAACAAGGTTTTGTTAATAAAACTTTTAATATACAATTATCTGCTTTAAGACAGGATTCTGAGAATGTTTTAAATACAGCTATTGGGGAAATAATAGATGAACTAAAAGCGAGTGAAGCTAGTGAATTTGGTTCTCCCTCTTCTATTTCTAAGGGTATATCTAGAGATGGATATACCGCAACTTTAACTGTAAAATTTACTACAGACCCATCATCTCAAGATGAAATAATATCTTACAGTGGGGCAGAGACTAAAGCTGGTAAATTTAAAGAATATACTTTAAATATACGATATAATTCTTTAGGAAAAAATAATAAAGAAAAATTTATTAATGCAAAAGCTGTTTGGATTAGAGAACAACCTTTTCAAGAAACTAGGATTGCTAGACTTTTTCATCCTACTGTTCCTATCTATGAAAAATCTAGGAACACGAACTTTGCTAAATCAGAAGGTAATATTTCTGAAACTATTATGTTCACGACAGACGATTCTTATAAAGACAACGACGATGGCGTTTTAAAATTAAAAAAAACATTGAATAAAACACATCAAATCAATAGAATTGAGAAATTTTTAGATTTACAAAACCTAAAAGAACAAGTTGTAACAAAAAATTTAAAAACAGTTGGTAATGCTAGTGTGTCTGCACAGGCAGTAGTTAGTCAAAGTGCAGGTATTTATCAAGCAAAGACAATATTAGAAGAAAAGACGGAAGAGTTAACAGAATTAGTGAATGAAGATATCACACATATTACATCTGATTCAATAACTTTAAACCTTGGAGACGGGGAGGCAACAAGAACTATCAACTATTTATTTATAGCAGATGAGTGAAGAAATTACATATGGTTCTTACACCTTTCCTAGTCCGACCCCTTTGGTTGGGCAGTCTGTTGAACCTGTCTACATACAAGGAAAGGTAGATCATTTTTTAGAAAATATAAATTTAATTGGCAGTTTAACTGGGGTAGATTTAAGTGGTTTACACTTGCAAAAAATGCAAATGATAAGTGGTCTACTCCCAGAGTTTCAAACTCTGTCAATCACTCATGGGTCATCAACTACAGGATTTGCTTTTTCGAAACCAAATTCAATAACATTTGATGATTCAGATTTAACTACGGTTTTACCCTATTCTGTTTCTTTAACTTCTTACACAGATAGATCTTTTTCAAAATTTTTTGGCATAACAAATCCTGTTGACAACTGGAGCTTCAACGAAGAACAAGGCAAAATAACTCAAGCAACACACAATGTATCAGCAGTGGGTGTAAAGGCTAATTCTTCAGAGGCATTAGTAAATGCTAAAAACTTTGTTGATTCTAGAGTCACTGGTTATTATAACTTAAGTTTGTTTCAAACTGGGGCGACTGGATTTTTAGTAAGTAAAAATGAAAGCATTGATCGAAAAGCAAATTCTTACTCTATCACAGAAACTTATAAATATAACACTAGTGAAAATCCTATAACAGATTCTGGAATTACTACATCTAATACGCAAATATCATTTGATAAAAATGGAGGGTTAAGTGTTGGAGTAAATGTTTCTGTCCAAGGATCAATGTTGGCTGGAAAAGATGGGGTAGGGATGCTGGACACAGGAGTGATCACAGCAGATATGGCATCTGATATAGCTGTCAATGCCGTTGTGTCATCCTTATCTGATTATGAGAGTGGAGCCTATACATTTAGTGAAAGAAAGCCCTCTTCTGTTAATTATAAAGTTGATTCAGGATCAAATAAAATTGATTTTGCTTTTACGTTTGATGACCCTGAAAATTTAGATCAAATAGGAAATGTCATTCACAAAAAATCTGCTAGTGTATCTGCATCAAAAGATAATTCAAAGATAACAGTTGCTGTTAATGGGAGCATTGAATATAATAATCCGTTTAACATTATTCCCACAGGAGACCCAGCAACAGGGCAGCGCTTTCTAGAGGTCGATAGTTTTTTCAGCGGTGTCCAAGACGATTCTGGTTTTTTAAATTTAGCTATTGAAGCGCTACAGGATTTTACTGGAGATGCCACAGGTTACCACATAAGTGGAGATTATTTAAATCCTGTTGAAGTAAATAAAAGCATAAATAAAGATCCTCAGAATAGTTCTATTACTTATTCTTTATCATTTGATAATAGAATAGATATTTCTTCTGGAACTTTAACTGGGCTTAAAGTTTCAATATCAGATAAAAAACCCATAGAGCTAAGTGGTATTGTTCCCAGTCTTGGGGGATTTGCCAAACAAAAGTTAATAGAAAGAACGGCTGGAGAAATAACAGTCAACGCTACTTGCGAGGCAGAGACAGGTAGCTTGCCACAATTAAAAGATGTTGTGAGTGGGCATTTAACAGGAGTATTTACATTTGCAGAAAGTAGCAGTGTAAATGAGAATACATTAACATTCAATATGAGTAGATATTACTAGTATGAGTCGGAACGCATTAGAATACTCCACAATAGAAGCTCTTGGGAAAACCGATAGGCTTCTAGTGTTTTATGATTTTTCTGGAATGAGCGGAAGGCACATCGGTGTTGATAGCGTTAGTTCTTCTGCTAATTATGGAGTTATAGAAAATTGTGATCCAGCATCAAATACAGGTATTTATAGCGGGGTTGTTGTTGGAGTTGGGGCAAGCCTTGCTGATGCTAAATTATATACTACAGGAACATTTTTAAAAGATGATAAGGCTCATTTGAATTTATCTAATATAAAAGTCACAGGAACTAATAATTTACCGTATTCAAATCAATCGGTCCTTTTTGATTTTGAATTTAATCATGCTGTAACAGATTGTGTTTTGTTTGGTTCATTGAATAAAACATCTGAGACAATAAACTCAGAAGTGGTATCAGGGGCAAGGGGTTATAACTTTGGGATCAATGATAGAGGGAAATTGTTTTATCAAGGTTTTGATAAAGGTGGAGACTTTATCTATACAGCAAATTCTATAGAATTATCTCGTAGAAATATTGTCGGTTTTTCTTTAGCAAATAATAATTTATCTTTAACTAAAATAGACCTGTTAAATAACACAACAGATTCTGAAGATTTTTCTGTAGATACAGAATTTATTTCTAATAGCAGTGAATTTTATTTAGGAGGATCTAATGAATATTTTAGAACAGGGCCAGATGGAGCTTCAGGAGAGTATGTAACTACAAGGGTCAATTTAAAATCGTTTGCATTGTTTTCTGGTTTTTTGTCTCAAAGCTCAATGTTCACAATATCCAGTGGGTTAATTGGCGATTATTTTGATTCAAGTTCTTCTGATATATCTTCAAGAAGAATTACTGGGTATAATCAAGTAACAACATTTAAAACAGGTATAACTGGTTACGATTATCAACACACGGGTAGTATTGAAATATCTACTGCAAGATATATGTTATCAGGAGGGTTTTCTCTTGATACAAATACAAATACAGGAGAAGGAGATAGATATTTTGAGTATAATGCTTTTATTGAAAGTGGAATAAAAACATTCTCTAAACAAGAGGTAGGATTTTTAAAGGGAGATTCTGGTTATCAATATTTACCTACTGGAGAAGGGGCTTTTGATACGCTTGGTCTACAAAATGTTGAAGGAGCAGTGGGTGAATACATAGAAGAGCAAGCTATCTCTGGCGCTCAAAAAGTCCTCGTCAAACTTTTTGGTTCAAGAATGCAAACTGGAATTTTAGACGAAGTTAGTGGTGTCATTCAACAGCCTCTTTATGAAGATATAATAGACGGAGAAGTGTTTATAAGTTCTGGCGTGGAAATGAGTGCAGAGTCAGAATCGTTTAAGAAGGATTATATTTATTACTTAGGAGAAAGATTATGATTTACGAGAGTGTTGTAACAACAGGTCGGGTATCTATATCAGGGTGTTCTTCTCCTGATATGGGAGCAGATATTGTGGAGAAAAGGAATGTTGCCGCTATCAATACAGCTAGTGAGTTTTATTATGATAGAGATTTAACAACAGGTTCTAATTTTGATAAACTAAGAAGTTCTATAAGATTATCGCTGAACGGGCAAACTCTTCAACAAGAGATCCAGCAAACAACACAAACAATAAATCAAAGTATTTATCAAATATTCACAGGAGATTTCTTCACAAAACCCGAATCTGCTCCAATTCTAGAAACAACTACTTTAAATTTTGATGAGACAACTCCCGCTAAAGCTACATCAAATATTGTATACAACATTATTACTGGCGGTATTTTTGCAGGAGAGAAAGATTTTGGCAGAAGTTTAAAAACTGGGATCACAAATAGTATAGGGTCAAGTCATGTCTTTACAGATTTTGATTACTTTTTAAATGGCCAGAAAGTTTACTCTGGGGATGGAGTTGGCGTTTTTCTAGGCGCAGAATTTGCGGGATTGACTGCAACTGGTTTTCAACCAAATTTCAGCACTGCTGCAAATGTCAATGGAGTAGTTATAGATGAAAGAAAGACGTTTTTTAAATACACTGCGAGTAAAAAGAGTAAAAATACGCTGTCTGCTACTGGTCTTTCTCCAGACATGAAAGGGCAGAAATTTATTGAGAAAAGAACTAATTTTTACATAAATGGAGTCGAAGAGCTTCAATCTAATTATTTAGAGCTATATTCAGGTGTAATAACTATTAAATCAGGTGTTTCTGCTACATTACCAAGCTCTGGTTTTGAACCATATGTTGTGGGGGGTGAAAATTCCACAGAAGAATTTATTTTATGAGGGAATCAATTACAAAATTAGATTTAAATTTTACTAATGCAGGTGGAGGTCACAGTGCATCAGTGACCTCTATTGTAGACGCTAAAAATATAGATTCATCTGAAGGGTTAGGAATTGTAATAGGTAATCTTGGAGAAATAAATTCTTTCTCTAATGATGAATTACAATCTTTAATGAATAACTATGTATGCACAGAAATTACTACAAATGCAGATCCTACAAAGAAAACAATCAGCAGGAAATACATTGACAAAGTAAGTTTAATTTTAGAATCTATTATCGTATTAGTGAGGGGAGTGAATTGTCCTCCAGATAATACTTTAAATTTTAATGGACCGTTTGCACCATTCGCTGAAGTTATTAACTCTCCAAGAATCAAGGGTTTAGAGCCTTTCCCCTCTGTTGGACCTCAAAGAGAAGGATCTATTATTAAAGCAGGGAAGATTTATAATTTTGAAACAGCGGCGAAGTTTGATGGCACAAAAATATCTTTGTATTACAATAATCGAACAGTTAAAGATGAATTATGTTTAAATTTAGGTTCTGTTACCACACAGTATAGAGCTAATCCTGATTTATCTCAATATAACTTCCGAGGAGGTTATACTTTAAAAGAATTTGGAGATATTGTTCGATTAGCAGGTATCCCTATAATTGGGTTGCCTCAAACTGAAGCTACTAACAGTATAATATTTGAAGCCACAGGAACTTTAGCAAGCGTCATTGGAACTGTAGCCTCCTACTTAGGCTATTATTGGTATATAGACCCATCAACATATTCAATTAGGTTTATTAATTCTCAAGAAGCTTCAACTTTAAAAATTAGAGATTATACTAATAGTTCAAGTAAAAATATTATATCTGCATCATTTACTAAAAGTCAAAGATCTAATTTGATTGTGAATACATATGTGGGGACCACCGAGAAGCCACAAGACAATTCAGACAGATCAAATGAAAATGATGATAGACCAAAACCAGTTTTCTTCAAAAGAATACCATTTAGAAAAACTGATGTTTTCAAGGAAATGTTAGGTTATCCAGAAATGGGAATATTCTTTGGAATATTCAATCAAAATGAAAGCACTGATGTTTTTGATAAATTTACATATATTTTGATGCACGGAAATGTCAAGCCAAAAAACGGTGAGGCTCCAAACGAAAAAAGGCTTGGTAGAATATTAGATTTTAAAAAGTTATACGATTACTCTCCCTTTAATACTCAGACTTGGCATTGGAGTGGGGCTGGAGACAACAAACCTTTTTTATATGGCGAGGCTAATGCAAAAAAAACAAATGAAGACAATCCAACTGAGTTGCCAAAATTAGACAGAATTACTGATAAATTTGTATATAAATTACTAAAATATAAACCAACTAATGACGAAGGCAAGCAAACAGCTAGAGCTAAAATAATGCCTAGACCCTCTGGCAGCCCGCTTTATGAATATTTGAATACATACTTCCCACTTGCAGGGGGAGTTTATATTACTAATGCTTACAGTGATTATAAAACAGCAAGAATGAGTTTCCAAAACACTGGAAACATGACTGTATTAGGACCATTCAGAGGAGATAAAAAAGTAAGAGAAATTGATGATTTGTCTATGTTGAATGATTGGCTACAACTTCTTACTAAATCAAAAGAGGATAAAGATAACCCTAATCCACAAACAGAGGTTACTATCATGGATTTAGCAGAATCCACTAATGGTGACGCTAAAATATCTAGATCAAAAGAAAAAGCTCACTTTTTTATAGGCATAAGAAATATACCCTCCCTTGAAAAGAAAAATGCTGGAAAAGATGGAGATGAAGAAGATCAGCCTCTTAATTATGCCCCTCTTCAAGAAAATCTAGAATTTTTTGAACCTTCAAACAGGAAGAGACAATTTTTCATTGGAGGGGCTACCGAAGATGTGGGGAAGGTTTTTGAAGGTGTATATGATTTGGCAGAAAAATCATTTAAAAAATACAAGAAGGCAATTGTTGGTAAAAAATCAATAAAATTGAAATATATTAGAAGTAAAACTAGAGTTAATGATAAAGACGAAGATGGAGAAGAGGCAGAGGACAATGCAGTAGCAGAGTCAAATGATGCTCAACAGCAACTTAACGAGCTTTTCGACAAGGTAGAGTTTAAATCTTACAAGGTAGATTCTCCACCTTATGACAGGACGAACAAATTAACTTTATCGTCGGCTAGTGGTAGCACTATAGAGATGGAGAAATTGAAACAGATCAAAGGGTCTCTTGTTAATCCAAACATTCGTCCAGCTTCATCTTCAAGAACTTTATACGGATTACATATACCTAGATTTACTCCAACAATAAATTCTTTGTCTATTTCAGTAGGTTCTGGAGGAATAACGACTACAATTGGCGAGTCTACATTATCACTTATACCACCAGATCAGACATTCTCCATAGATTCCTTTGGAAATACAAATGCAAGGAAAGGGAATATACCGTCTACGTTTAATGCTTCTCAGAGAAACTTCTTTAAATTATGATTTACAGATTAGTATGAGTTTTCTGCAATCTTTAGGTGGAATATCTCCATAAGACTCCCAATTTGCGGCTTCCTCATTCCTGTATTTCTCTTGCTTCCAGAACGTCCTGAGAAGAGCTTTGAAATCTTCAAAGGTCTTCACTCCCAATTCTTCAGACAAAGCCTTCTGAAGCGTCCCTGCGGGCGTTAATGGGAGCATGGCAGAGTCGCTAGAAGCATCATATTCCACAGTATTCGAATTATTGGCTCCTTTTGACTTATCAATCTCATCTGCTCCTACAATGTGGATATTCAGATAGTTGCGAACACAACGAACAAAAGCTCGGTTACAAGCAATTGTTTCTAAAAATTTAGCACAAAAAGCGTCTGTATTTTGCAGTGTCGCGTTTGCGACATCTTGGTAAACAACACCTTGATTGTTGCTTTCGTAATTAGGAGACCAAGCAATTTCACAATTAGCTACAACATAATTATCACTAATGTGATCAGTTCTGAATGAAACACTCTCAAATCCTCTGAGTCGAGCCAACTCCTTAATGCCTCCTAGCATGATTAAAAGCTGCTTATCAGAGAGACCTTCCACAGAACTTGGAACGTCTTTTTTTCTTGAGGCAAACCAATCCTTATTAGGATAGAGGAATTCCTCCTTAATCATGGCTCGCCAGTTAACGGAACCATCTTCATTAAATTCGTAGTCTGCATTCCCAAGCAATCCATGCTCGTTTCGCTTGTAAACATCTGGCCCGTAAATCTTTTTATCACTCATCTTGTTCAGTATAAACCCTAAAAAATTCTAGATCAAGATAAAAATGATCTAAATTTTTTCTTGAATTCAATTCAAAAAAGCTTGTGAAAACTTTATTGCCACAAACTACTTGTTTATTGCTTTTGATTTTGATTTGGTCTAAGTCTTCCTCGTTTATCTTATTTTTATTAATTTTAATTAATCCGTCTACATCTAAATAATTGATTAAGAAATCAAAATTTTTGGCTCTTTCGTCAGAAAGGTTTTCCGCAGATGTGCAGATAATAACGTGAGGAATAGAAGATTTTTTTATTTCGTTCAAGAATTCTGAATCAAATGAATCTGCTTTATATACAATCTTATTAATTCTTCCAGAATATAAAAATTTTAAATTGATAGGTTTTGATAAAGTTACTTCTACTTTATTGTTTTTTATAATATTTGACAAGACTTGCTCATTGTGAGCATAATCCATCCTAACATCAATGTGAGATGCTCTTACTTCAGTATTTTGAGTCGGGATAACTTCTACAAAACTTGAGGTGTAATTATTGCCTATGAAAATAGTTTTGTGGTTAATTGTTTTATTTATGTCTAATACATCAAGCACAGCTTGAGCTATTTCTTCTGGTTTAATGAAATTGATAGTTTTAGGATGCTCTTCTAAAGAGAAAGAAGGTTTCTTGCCTCCTCTATCCGATTCAATAACTATAGCTTTACTTTTTTCATTCCAAAGAGGAGAGCAAGTATTTGCATAAGTATGAGAATAAATGCCCACTACTGGTTTGTCCAGAGCAGAAGCTATATGGACAGGGACGCTATCAATCCCTACATGACCCAAAGAATTATTAATAATATATGAACATTGTTTTAAAGTATTTGTGGGAATATGTTTATCTACTCCTTCAATTGTTTCTTCTCCAGCGGCTCCAATTTGGATTACTTTTATATCTCCTAGTTCTGGCTTAAGCAAAGACAAAACATCAGTCCACAAATTGTATTCTTTTGATTGAACTTTCTTATCGTTATGTATGGTTATATATCTATCCTCTAAGATTGGAAAGTAATGAGTTTTTAAAACTGGTTTCCCGATTTTTACTCCACAGGATTTTGCATATTCTTCTGCTAAATGACTCATCGTAATTCAAATTGGGTTTTATCTTTGCCGTTATGTAGATAATTTAAGTGTCTTTGCGTCCCTATGTTTGGTAAAAAGGCTATATCAAAATATCCTTCATGGTCTCCCTTTCCTTCAAGAAATAGTAGGTTTTCAACTTGAGGAGAGTAAGGAAGTAATTTGTGAACATTTGGATTATCTTCAATCATTGGGTAGAATTGAGGCTTGGTAAATATATATATATTTTTATCTGGATATGTAACTTTTAAGTTTTCCATTAAGGAATTTAAAATTAAAATATCTCCAGCAGATTCGGGTAAAACCACAGCAATTCTATTTTCACAACCTTCATCTCCTAAGACATCTTCTAAAGACAAAGTTTTTTTAGGTTGCGTTTTCTTTTCTTCTTCTTTTGGTTCTGGTTTTTTTAAAGAAAAAAGTATTTCCTTTAACTTGTCGCAAATAGTTTGTGTTGAAAATTCTTCTTTTACATATTCCATTCCTCTTGTTGATAACTCTCTTTTATCAGAGTCTCTCATGTTGTAAACCTTCCAAAGTTTATCCGCTATATCATTAGGGCATGTAGATGCCTTAATAAATTGAGTGGAAGGTTCCCTATACTCATTCCATTTTAGAGGAATACCTCCTTGGTTTTTGTAACAAGAATCAGTGCCACAAGAATATTCGGTAACCAAGGTTATTAAACCAGCAGCTTTAGCCTCTTGAATTGGCAATTCTTGACCTCCACTGGTGAATGGATGGCAATATACATCCATGCAATTATATAATTCATTTAATTGTTCTTCACAAATTCCCTTTATACTGCTTTTTGTTTTAAAAGTTTTTTCTTTTTTGCATTTAGGACAATTTTTATCTTCCCCTTGATATGGAGCTACATAGTAAAAACCACAAGAATGACAAAGATATGTTGATAAGACATCTTCTGAATTAATATCCATCTCTTTGAGATATCTAGGTATATCCCATCCTGATCCAATTTCTGCCCAATCTGTATGTAGCAGTAATTTTGCTTTTACTTCTGGATTATCTTCTTTAAATGTTTTGAAGCCCTGCAAAATATTTGGGACAGATTTTCTTAATTGGTTTTTAAAAACAAATCCAATTACAAAAGAATCATCTATGCCAAAGTTTTTCCTTATTTCAGATCTATTTTCTAAAGGTTTAAAGTTACTATAGTCAACGGCCCCATGTAGAGTTCCTACATTTTTATGCCCAAGTCTCTTCATCTCTTTTTCTGCAAAAGAGGCCCAAACAAGCATCTTATCACATAGAGGCTCCATTTGTAGGGCTTGGCCCAAAATTGGTAAACTATCTAGAGTGGTCCAAAGAACTTTATTTATTTTATTCCACCAAGGTTTATTTTGATAATCAGAAAAAGCCCAAATATCTTCTATGCCAAGATATACATCAGGCTTACATTCTTCTACAATATCGTCTATTGTATAATATCCATATTGAGCCATTCTTTCTTTAGGCCCGTCTCCTTTTATCGCATTAAGCACGTTAGGGTCTGTAGGATGTGTCCCATAACTTTGCCAAGGAGTAAGTAGATCCGCTCCATACTTAGACCCATTTCCTGCTTCAATGACTTCTATGTCTGGATCTTCATGCAAATGCATTAGAATATTTTTGGCATTTTTGCCAAAACCAGTAACAAGTCTGCTGTGATTAGAGTGAACTAATACTTTTAGTTTTTTAGAATGGGACTCCATAATCGTCATCTTCTGCTACCTCTTGTTGAGGCTCCTCGGGCTTTTTACTTTGATAATTAGATTTTTGGCTTTGGTAGTTAGATTGTTGACTTTGATAAGCATCTGCCACGACAAAAGATTCTAAAATGTATTTTTTTAGAAGTTCTGATAAAACTTCTGTCTCTCCAGCTTCCAAGGGGAGTTTGAATGTCATAGAAGAGTTTCGGGTAACACTAACTCCAAATGCAGGAGTTTCGTGCCACTGCTCTCCATCTTTTACCATAATTTTTCTTTTTTTATCCCAAGGAGTAAATTTGATGATTGTAGTATCATCATTCCTCCGATGGAAAGCTACAAAAGGTATCCTAGTTTTAAAGGAAGAGAGAATTTCTCCAGCTTCATTCGCTGAGAGTTTGATTGTGCCAGATTTCTCAGGATTCTTGGCATTTTCCTTAAAAGAGCCACTTTTTGTCTTATCGTTCCAGCTATGTTGTTGAATCATTGAGACATACATAACTGCGTTATTTTTTTTGTCTTTGGCTAGATCGAAGCTAAAAGCTGCGCCTGTATTTTTGGAGTTTGGCTTATAAAGAGTAAATTTCATTGAATTCGTGTAATGTATTGAAGATAATCTATTGTATTATGCCATTTAACAAAATTCAACCTGAACAAATCCAGATGCCCACTTTTTTTAGTGATTCTGGTGATTTAAATATTAGTCAAGTAAGTGCTACTGGCGTTCAGATAAATGTATCTAGGGATCTAACGGGAGATTTTTCTTTTTCAGGGCAGTTATTGACTGATGGAAGAGAGGTTTTTGGTATGCCTAATAATATTGACAGTAACACATTTGATAGTAAAAGTGGTAATTTGTTATTTAAGGGAGTTAATACAGAGATGGGTGCAGATGCAAATACTAATGGTAATCTTGCGCTTTATTCTGTTAATGGAGATATCAGTGGAATTAGAAACGTAGTGGTTCGTGGCTCTAACATTACATTCAATACAGGGAGCCAAGACAATGTTGTTTTAGCGGGAGACTCGATTACTTTCGCTAAAGAGGCTACTGGATGTGTCGCTATAAAAGATAGTCTTTCTAGCACATCAATGCTTGTAAACAAGCAAGAGAGTTTAAATATTCAGTTCAAAAGCGGCACTTATATAAATGGAGGGGATACTTATGTAGGACGACATCTTTCAGTTCAATCATCAGGAATCGTTTCAGGAACTTTACAATGTCTGGGAGAAAGCATTTTATCAGGGACTCAAACTTTTGGTGGTGCTGCAACGCAGTCTGCTACTTTTCACAACACCGCAAGATTCAAGACAGGCTTTGCTTTGCCTTTGTGGTCAGGGAATGGATCTCAAGCTGGAACAAGCACAGAACCAGCAACAGGAGCTTTAGCTATATCAGGAAACAAACTATTAGTTTTTGTAGGAGGTAGCTGGGGAAGTGTTGATATTACAAATATAGGAAGTGTTTAATCGTAATCTACTTTAACAGATTTATTCTCAAACTTCGCAGCTTTTTCTGAAGGGTGTTTTTTGCCCACTTCTCTTTCATAGCTTTCAAAGTGTTTCTTTTTAACTGGATCTACCCCTCCTGATTTTTCTGCTCTTTTTTCACTAAGTTCTGAAGAGTAATCCATCATGTCTCCAAATGTGCCTTTCATGTTAGCTGTTTTATCTAAAAAGGCGTTGCTATTAAATGGGTCTGCATTTGAAGAGATTGCAGCATTAGGGATATCCCAAACCCTTCCCCACTCCACCCCATCTTCAGAGTAGGTATGGTCATCGTTCATTCGTTGAACAACTTCCTTATACCTCTCCTCAGTAGGGTGCTTGTAAGTATATATTGGCATTAATTTATTTTGATTTTGCGTTGCTCACTAACACATTTTTTTGGCATTGTGACGGTGAGTAAGCCATTTTCCGTTTCGCAGCTAATATTCTCTACAGATACAGCGCCATATAAATTTAATTTAAATTCTTTTTGGCGTTTGTTGTTTTTAGCTTTGATAATCAAGTTGTCGTTTGTTGCGGTAATATCAATATCATCTTTGGCAAAGCCAGCAAGCTCAAATTCAGCAGTGTATACATCACCGCAATCCTTCACATCAGCGTGTTTACTTGTCCCGTATGCATCAAAGAAGTTATCCAATAAGTGTGTATTTAATTTGTAATTCATAATATCATCTTTATCATTTTTCATGCCATTTAAAAATCACTGTATATACGGTCTAAAATAGAATCAACTGTTTTAGAATATGTAAATTTGTCCCGCAATTTTGTCCCTTCTGTGTTAAGTTGTCCCGCTTTTTCAACAGCTTTATCAAACGCTGCTAAAATATCATCACCATTGAGCTTATAGTATTGACCTTGATTAAATGACGCTCCTTCTCTAAAGAAGAAATTATCATAGCAAGGTTGTTTTCCAATAGGATCTACCAATATACTATTTTCTTCAGTGGCCCAATCTTTATGGGCAGAACAATTACTAACAATTGACCATTTACCCAAGGCAGTAGCATTGAAGGATGGTAAATTCCACCCCTCTCCGTTAGATAACCCAGATAAGTCTATGTCAATAGAATTGATGAAATCATTCACTTCTGAATTAGTTTTTAAATGAGGAAGTAAATTGACATTTGACCAGTTCTGTCCTCCAAAAGAAGCCTGAATAGCGGAATCCATCTGTTCTTGGTTAAGAAATGGATTTGTAACCAAGCAGCTTAGTTGATATTTAGGGTTGTTTCCGAACTTTTGTAACCAAAGTTGAATAATCGCTTGGGTATTTTTTCTTCGTTCAAACTTACCTATTAGTCCAAAATGAACTGTATCTTTAAGATATTCTTTTTCAATTGTGTGAAAATCTGGATCAAAACCCAAAGGGATGTAAGACACATTATCGCACCCTTTCGCTTTGAAAGCTTCGGCAGCCTCTGAAGAAGAAAAGAAAACGTGTTTTTGTATTTTTACAATATTTATCTCCTCTTCGGTAGGGGAGTCTACCTCATAAAAAGTATATAAGTATTGATTAGGTAGCATTTTTTCTGAACCATTAATGTGCCAAACTTTTAAACTTGGGGTTTCTGGATCAAGCTTTTTTAGTCTATGGTTTGCATTATATCCAACCCACTTTCTAAAGTCTTCGTCTATTTTGTCGTAAGCATCAAACTCTCCTTTTTCTCCTACTGGGAATAAAGCTAGATCAACATCTTTGTTTTGTAATTCTCTTAAGAAATTAACAGAGACATTCCCTAGGCTTAGAGAATTAATTGGACCATCAAAATTTAATTTTTTCATTTTCTATTTTTGAATTAATTTCTTTTACAGCTTTGTTGTGTATGTTAATGCAACCCTGCGCTGACAAGTTTAATTTCCTTGCCACCTCTTTCCAAGGTTTTAATTTGCCTCGTCTTCCACAAAAGTATCTTTCGTGGAATATCGTTTTCAATCTTTTGTCTTTATGCTTATTTATAAGATTGATAATTCTTGTAAATGAATCATTGATATTGCACTCTTCATCTGGAGTATATGATTTGTCTTTTTTGCAAAATTTAATATCTTCAAAATTAGCAGCGATTCTGCTATTTTTATTTTTAGTCTTCTGGGTAAGACACATATATTTTGTTTTATTAGCTAGATGGGTGGAGAACTTAGCTTTTGACTCATCATACTCTAAAGCAGCTTTGTAAATCACATAATCCTTGTCCTTCATGATGTCGGACACTTGATTCTGAGTCAAGCAATTCATGCCAAATTTCTTAAGCATGTCTACATAAATTCCAGAATGCCTAGAAATTAATTCATCCAAAGCATCTTCGTGATTAGACGCTTTGATTAAGTCTGCAAGAGCAGAATCTGTGAGATCTTCGATCAATATCCCTAATATATGAACAAAATCGAAAAAATCAACTTTTTTTTTCTTGACACCCAAAAAAATCGCCCTAATTTACAAAAATTGAGCGTATGGGATACGAGCGTAGGGGTAACGTATTAAAATAATATTCCATACGTTACCCATACGTTCATATTAATTTAATGAGCCAAGCTCTTTTTTCAACAAAAGGTATTGACTCACTTCTATCCCAGACCTAACATGTGTAACATTACAAGATGATTTTTGAAGAACAGATATCCAGAAAGCCAGACCATTATCCTTGGGCAGAAGAATTTATTGAAGCTATGCACAATGGATTTTGGACAGACAAAGAATTTAGTTTCACCAGCGATGTGCAGGATTTCAGCGTAAATTTAAATGATACCGAAAGAGAGATGATTATTAGGACTCTCTCAGCCATTGGGCAAATTGAGGTAGCGGTAAAGAAGTTTTGGAGCAAGTTGGGAGATAATCTTCCTCATCCCAGTTTAACGGATTTAGGGTATGTCATGGCAAACGTGGAAGTGATCCACAATAATGCCTATGAGAGATTACTAAAAGTGCTGGGTCTAGAGGATGTGTTTGAGCAGAACCTCAAGCTAGATTTTATTGAGGGCAGAGTAAATTACCTTAGAAAATATAATCATAGGTTCTACAAAGATTCTAAAAAGCAGTATGTGTATGCTCTAATTTTGTTTACCCTTTTTGTAGAGAACGTGTCTCTGTTTAGCCAGTTTTATGTAATCAACTGGTTCAATCGCTATAGAAACGTCTTAAAGGATACTGGGCAGCAGGTTAAATATACAAGGAATGAGGAAAATATTCATGCTTTAGCGGGCATCAAAATAATCAACACAATCAGAGAAGAGCATCCAGAACTTTTCGATGATGGTCTTGAGGAGAAAATCTTAGAAGAATCACAAGCTGCTTTTAAGTCAGAATCTCAAATTGTAGATTGGATGATTAATGGATATAGCGAGAAGGGCATCAGCGCACCTATCTTGAAAGAATTTATTAAAAATAGAATCAATGAGTCATTAGAACAAATTGGCTTTAAAAAGGCATTTGATGTTGACAAACAATTGTTGGTCAATACAATCTGGTTCGAAGAAGAGTTGTTAGGGAATAACGCTACTGATTTTTTTCATACGCGCCCTGTAGAATACGCTAAAAACTCTCAAACATTTGACGCTGAAGATTTATTTTAATGAAAGACTACTATTGGCTAAACGAAGATTCCAAACAATTTCTGGAAAGAGGTTACTTACAAAAAGGAGAGAGTCCTAAAAAAAGAATAAGATCAATTGCGGAGGCTGCTGAAAAATATTTAAGGCAGAGCGGATTCGCTGATAAATTTGAGGAATATATGAAGAGAGGATTTTACTCTCTTGCTAGTCCTGTTTGGTCTAACTTTGGTAGAGACAGGGGATTGCCTATTTCTTGTAATGGTGTTTATGTTGGCGATAAAATGGATTCTATACTTCACAAACAAGCGGAAGTTGGGATGCAGACAAAACACGGTTCTGGAACCTCTGGTTACTTTGGAGATCTTAGGGCCAGAGGAAAATCTATTAGTGTTGGAGGGAGTTCTGCTGGGGCAGTCTACTTCATGGAGCTTTTCGATAAAGTCGCCTCAATAGTATCTCAAGGTCATGTAAGAAGAGGATCATTCGCTGCATATCTTCCTATAGACCATCCTGATGTTGAAGAATTTCTAAGAATTAGAAGTGAAGGAAATCCTATACAAGAAATGTCATTTGCCGTTTGCATCGACGATAAGTGGATGCAGTCAATGGTAGATGGAGATAAAGATAAAAGAAAAGTTTGGGCGAGTGTTATAAAGAAAAGGTTTGAGACAGGATATCCATACATATTTTTTTCAGACAACGCCAACAACGATGCCCCACAAGCATATAAAGATAAAAAACTAAAAATTCATGCTTCTAATCTTTGCAGTGAAATAGCTCTACATTCATCAGAGGATGAATCTTTTGTTTGTTGTTTATCTTCTCTAAATCTTCTTAGGTGGGATGAGATCAAAGAAACCGATGCAGTTGAAACTCTTGTTCAGTTTCTGGATGCAGTCATGGAGGAATACATTTATAAAACAGAAAATATTCCTTTTATGAAGTCCTGTCATAATTTCGCTAAAAGGCAGAGAGCTTTAGGTCTTGGTGTTCTTGGATGGCATTCTCTTCTACAATCTAAAAATATTGCTTTTGAAGGTCTTGAGGCCCAGTTTCTAAATGCAGAAATTCACAATATTATTAGAGAGCGTTGTGATAGAGCTACATCACAACTTGCAGAAGAGTTTGGTGAGCCAGAACATCTTCGTGGTTATGGAAGACGTAATATGACCACAATGGCGATTGCTCCTACGACATCTAGTTCGTTTATCCTTGGTCAAGTGTCTCCTTCTATTGAGCCATTAAATAGTAATTATTTCACCAAAGATTTAGCCAAGGGTAAATTTACATATAAAAACCCACATCTTGAAGAACTTCTTGAAGAGAAGGGTAAAAACAATGCCACTACTTGGAAATCAATTCTGGTCAAAGGAGGATCAGTCCAACATTTGGATTTCTTGTCAGATCACGAAAAAGACGTATTTAAAACGTTTGGTGAAATTTCTCAGAAAGAGATTGTAATACAAGCGGCGCAGAGACAAAAATATATTGACCAAGGTCAAAGTCTTAATGTGATGATTTCTCCTAAATGCCCTCCTAAACAAGTTAGTGAATTGCTTATATTTGGTTGGGAGCAGGGAGTCAAAAGTTTTTATTACCAAAGGAGTGCTAATCCCAGCCAAGAATTAGCTCGATCAATTTTAAATTGTTCTTCTTGCGAAGGCTAAATATAATAACTCAAATGGATATTATACAAGTAGGCTGCCATACTGGAAAAGACGAGCATTCTGATCAAATTAAAAAATCTCAAAGTGCCGTATTAATTGATGCTAATCCAAACTGCATAAAACAAGCAGAGGAAAGATATAAAGATTATAATCACATTTTCTTTGAAACTATAGCAGTTATACCTGTTGATATTAAAGGAGTTGAAATAGAGCTATTCCAAGAACAGAATAAGGAAGACTCTAGTTGGGCTTCTGTAAATCCAGATTTTGTAGCGGCTCACTGCCATCACTCAAACTTAAAATCATTTCAGAGTAAAACTACAACACTTTCAAACTTGCTTGTAAAATACCCAAAAACTGATACATTAATTGTAGATACAGAGGGATTGGACTTCTTAAACCTTTTATCAATCGAAAATATACTTTTTAATCAATTAAATTCAATTACTTTTGAATATATTCATTCTGATGGGATTGTTCAAAATGGGCCAAAGCTAGATTGCTTGTTAGGATTTTTAACTAATCTTGGTTTTAAGAAAATTACTCAGCAGGACTATAATTTAAAATGTGAGAAATAATTCCTTTTGTAATTTTTTGTGTGTATAGTGTCTACACTATGACAGACCTAGAACCAGAAATACAAGAGGAAGACGAAGATCTTGATTTTTACACTGATGAAACTATAGCCTATATCTTGGGCAAAATCAGTGAAGAGATTATTGAAGATTAGTTGACATAATATGGTCAATATCTTACAATAGGACAGGTCGAGGATTATTTCCTTGAGGTCATAGTGGACCTCTGGGTCTACTCACCCTAGGCCCAGAGGTTTTATGTCCACACTTCCTGTCAATTTAATTGTTTTTTGCACCACTATGGGTCATGGTGGTAAGCATACTTATCAAGATTGTCTCAACAATCTCTATGAAAAGATAGACCACTCTTTATTTAAAAATAGGATTCTTCATCTAAAATCAAGAGATGGAGAGGAAAGTATTGCGGAAGAGATAAAATCTTTTTGTTCTGATCTAGATATAAGGGTTATTGAGACAAAAGAAAATATAGTTCATCACTCAGAAAATCATCTAACTCATTCCGCTGGATATTTTAAAGATATATTTAAAAGTTATTCTGATCCAATAATCAGAGAACAAAAATATTCGTTTTGGTTAGAGGACGATGAACTAATTCAAACAAACCAAATAACGTTGGAAGATGCTTTTAGGAAATCTATAGATTTTCTAGAAAATAACCCCAGACAGATTTGTGTCAGGTTTAATAGGGCAGAAGAATTTAAAGATGATGATTTGCCATATTTAGTAGAAGATGATCACATTCTTACCCAAGCTATCCATTATACTCAATATGGACCTACATTTACATTTCAACCGAATATTAATAGAACAGATCAAATATTTACAGCTTGGAAGGAAGCTCAAAAACATCTTGATAAGTTGGGGAAGATTCATTGCGAAATTTTGTCAGGTTATCTATTAAAGAAAATGACAGATTGCGAAACACCATTTTCATTTTTCAACCCCAAACAAGTTTACTCAAAAACAATAGGATGAGGATTTGGCTTACAGGCATGACATCAAATGGTAACGAAGAAGATCTTCGTGAGTTAATTGATCCTATTAAAGATGACTTTCACGGTTTGATCTGGACATTTCATTACCCTAAAGATGCTGGTGCAGAGTATCTAGAAAGTGTAAAAGGAGAGGGAGAAATTATCTATACTAAATGGTGCAATAGATATAGCTTCAGCAGAAATCATTGTTTATTTCAAGGCCCAATGCAAGTTGGGGATTGGTTTCTAATTATAGACACTTTAGAAAGGTTATCTCCTGAGTTCACAAAAAATCTAAAGGGACTTTGTTCTGATTTAGACAACCAAGGTATAGATGGCGTATATTTGTATAACAAAAGATTTTTATTCAAATTAAATGAACAAACAGAATTTGTAAATAATCCTCATGAGGGGATACTGGGATGCACAAAAACTATAGAATTATCTCATCAGTCATTTTGGAAGGAAGAATATCAAAAAAATGTAAGGTCCGAAAGAAGAAATAATCCTTACCATTTTATAGAACATAATTTTAAATATTATTTTTTACCAAATACCAACCACCTTTTTTTGGGCTTTGAAAGCCAAAGAGAATTAGTTCAAAAAAGGTATGAAAACAGAAATAAGCTTATAAAAGAGATTTATGAATCAGGTTTTGATCCATTTAACATTAAGTCTATAGAAGATTGTTTTAGCAAATATCTTACAGATGATATGAAAGAATGTATTAACTTTGACAAGTTTTTAAATGATTGGTATAGGTATAAGATCTTAGATCAAAGAGTTGGCTTCATAGATAAACACGACTTTAGTTGTTTTCAAAAAATTAAATTTTAATAATGAAAATTAGTATTTACTCAACAGCATTTAACATTTTAGATAAAGCATTCAACCACAAAGATGCATTGGACAATTGGTTTGTTTATGCAGATGAGGTTTGCATTGCGGTTAATAAAAGCAAAGATGACACTGAAGATGCAATTAGGGAATATGGAAAAGAAAAAGGATACAATTTAAAAGTTGTATCTGTGGATATTCCTTATGATGACCCCTTCTGTTATGGGAAAACAGAGAATTCTGCATTACAAGCTTGTTCTGGAGATTTAATGATTCAGCAGAATCTAGATGAAAGATTAGGGGGAGATAAAGAAACTATAGTAAATTTAGGTCAACAATTATTACAGTCTAATCAATATGCATCTTTTTTTGTTCCTGTAGTAAATCTTTATGGAGATTATGATCATTACATAGATTTTGGTGCTAAATGGTATATTCACAAAAAAGGACTTAACAGAGGCCCAGTAAATTTTGGTATTAAAGAAGACGGGAGACCTGATTATAATAAAACAAGCACTGACGAGCTAATTAATGATAAGGGTGAATTGCTTCAAACTTATCCTCTTTGTGATATTAGGGATGTCGAAAACACTCTTAAATATTGTGCCAGTGGAGCGCCATTTGTATATCATCTGGGATATGTTGATCTAAAAGAAAGACTTAAAGTCAATAAGTTCTGGCATAGTTTTTGGGTAGACGCGACAGGAGGAGATCCCAATACACACGATATTACAGAAGAAGAACTAAAAGACAGAGGTAGATCTAAACATGGATTACAACTTTGGAAAAAAATATGAAAATAGGTTTACTATGTAATTTTTACGGATTCCCTGAATATACAGATAGGTGTTTAGAGGCTTGGAAAAAAATATCGAATATACATAAAGTCGCTGTATCTAGTTATCAGTATAGTGAATATGTAGAATGTGGCTGGGATTGTGAGGATGTAGATACCCCTATCCAACTTTTATCTTATCATAGAGATTTTGTTGATTATATTTGTTTAGGGAAGGAAGCGAACGATTCTTTTTCAAGGAATGCACCTTTACAACATCTTCTTTCGCATGATATAGATTATGTTTGGATTCTTGATCAAGATGAGTTTTATTCAGAAGAAGATATAAAAAATTGTATTGAGCATATTGAGGAAAACCCAGATATTTGCACATTTAAAGTTAACTTTAAAAACTTTGTTTTTTCTAAATCACAATATGTAGATAATTTTAATCCTCCTAGGATTTTCAAAGTAAATCTCAATGGTCAAAAATCTTTAAGCCATTTTTATTATGAAAATGATGTCGTATACAATATTAATAATCAACTGATTGATTATAAGAACTTAAGTATGTTGGAGATACCTAAAGACAAGTGTTTCCCAGATCATTATTCTTGGGTTGGCTCTCCTGAATTCTTAAAAGCAAAAGTTAAGTATCAACTAAAAAGATATAATGGAATTTGTTCTTATGAGTGGGATGAAGAAAATAATAAACTTTCATTTAGAGAAGAATTTTTTGAAAAATTCAATCAAAAAAAACCTGAAGTAAAAACAATTTGATAGTCATGGCTAAGATAAAAATATATGGAGCTAAAGAATATTGGTGTCAAGTTCCTAGAATCAAACAAGGATTTTTAGGATTGGGTCACCAATTGGTGACAGGAGATGATTATGATTTTATCTATGCAAATAATTTTGATTATGAAGACGTTGATTCTGAACACAAAGATTCTGCTCTTTATGAAGGTGAATCTAAATCAGTAAAAAAAGGATTTAAGATTTTTAATGTATTGGATATTCCTCCTCATATAAAAGATTTTCCGATTCAAAAACTAAAAGACCAATTGTCTCATGCCGATTTAGTCACATGTATTAGTCACGCTGTGAAGGAACAGCTAAGTGAAATAGGGATTGAATCAAATGTTATATTTAACCCTATAAAGGATGTAATGTTTGATCCTCAAGTAACAAGAGAAATAAATTGCCTTTATGTAGGGAGATATTTCGATCCAAATAAAAGATTTTTTCTTTTACATAATATTGATACTTATATCGCAGGACCATCAGGAGGATCTCCTCAAGGTAATTACTTAGGTTTAGTCAATGACATAACTTTAAATCAACTTTATAACGCTAGCAAGGTAGTTGCATTGCCATCTAAATTTGAGGGGTTAGGTTTACCTGCCTTAGAAGCTATGGTGGCTGGGGCTGTTCCTCTTGTTTGTAAGGATAATCCTAATTCAGAATTCTGCCCAGATTTTTGTAAAGCAGATCCAGACGTTGATTCTGTTACCAAAACATATCAAGACATTTTAAGTAATTTTAAAGATTACCAAGGTGAAATATTAAAGAATCTATCTTCTGTAATACAGCATAAATTTTCTAAATTTTCTGTTGCTCAAAATATTATAGACCTATACGAAAAAAATAAATAAATTGTTATAATCGTAGTGTTCTAAAGTTGAAGAATCTTTAACTATTGCCTATAATAGCGTGGAATGAAAAAAGTCATTATTACAGGGGTAACAGGTCAAGATGGTAGTCACATGGCAGACTATCTATTGAAAGAAACAGATCACACGGTTATTGCAGGAGTCCGTAGGCTTAGTGTTCAAAATCATGATAACATAGAACACTTAATGGATAACCCTAGGTTTTCTCTGATAGACTTAGATGTAACGGATGCAGAAAACATCGACAGGGTTATTTCTAAGCACAAACCAGATTACCTTATAAATTTTGCCGCTAATTCATTCGTAGGCTCAAGTTGGGAAATGCCAGTCAATCACATGCAGACTAATGCTATGGCTGTTTTGCATCAATTAGAGGCGATCAGAAAACACGTTCCTCACTGCCGATATTATAATGCTGGCTCGTCTGAAGAATTTGGTGATGTTGTGTCTACACCACAAGATGAGACGCACCCACTACGCCCCAGAAGCCCGTATGGAGCAGCTAAGTGTGCCGCTAGACATCTTGTAAAGGTTTACAGGGATTCGTATGATTTGTATGCTGTTCAAGGCTGGTTGTTTAATCATGAAGGAACGAGAAGGGGAGTAGAATTTGTTACTCGAAAGATCACTCAAAATGTAGCTCGTATTGTTAATGAGTTTGGTCGCAAAGAAGACTTTGAACCCTTGAGATTAGGTAATGTGGAATCCAAGAGAGATTGGAGTGATTCAGAAGATTTTGTAGATGGCGTTTGGAAAATGTTACATCAAGACGAAAAACCAAAAGATTATGTGTTATCTTCTGATGAAACACATACGATTAAAGAGTTTGTAGAGGAAGCATTTAATTTTGGAGGCTTTCACAGATCAATATGTAGATGGGAAGGAGAAGGAGTTGACACAAGATATTATCACGGAGATGACCTTCTTATGGAGGTAGATCCTAAATTTTATCGACCAGCAGAAGTCGAGCTTCTTTTAGGGAATTCTGAGTTAGCTAGAAGTGAGCTTGGTTGGGAGCCTAAGACAAATTTTCTTCAGCTAATCAATAAAATGGTTAAACATGACATAGAGCTATTGACTTAAGTTCTTAATCAGTCTATATTGGCTTTATGCCAAGGGGTAAAAAGACCTGTCCATCCTGCAAAGCAATAGTTGGTGCTAGAGCTAGCTTATGCCAATGTGGGCATAAATTTCTTCCAGCCAAGAAGAAGCAAGCAAAACCATTCTTTACAGAACGTAGAGAATTTGTTAAGAGAATGCTTGCTGGCTCAAAAGCAACTGACTGGAGAATGGAGATGCATACTGCGACAAAAGTTTTTGAGTGTTTTGAAAACGACACTGATTTTTTGTCGAAGGTAAAACCACCATTTGTATTTAAAAATACAATTAAATACTTTTTAACAAAAGATGGTAAAGAGTATTTACAAAAGAAGCATAAGGAGTTCTATTATAAGCCTCCTGAGAAAGATAAATTTGTTGACACTGGAGTGAAATCGGGAGAAGATATAGTGAGAAAGAAAACGAAAACATTAAGAGATTTTTTAAATGACTAAGATGAAGAAGAAAAGCAGCGGATCAAAAGATTATACAGAAGCATTCCTTAAATCAAACAAAGAGTATCACTACAATCTGGAAGAAGGTGCAGAACCTTATCTGGTCTCTAGTGGATCTCTAATTCTAGATCATGTTTTGAGTGGAGGATTTGGGTCAGGATTGCATAGGTTTATTGGAGCAAACGAGGGAGGCAAAACAAATGAAGCTTTGCATGTGATGCACAATATGCTCAAGACAGTGGAAAACTCTAAGGGTCTTTTTGTCATGGCTGAAGGTAGATTAAGTCAAGACGTTAAAGATAGAGCGGGTATCAAGTTTGTTCATTCAGCAGAAGATTGGGATGTGGGAACATGCCTAATTCTTGAATGTCATATCATGGATACTATGATTGATTTTCTGAGAGGATTGCTTAAAAACAATCCAGACAAAGAAAAATTCTGTATTGTAATTGACAGCATGGACGGTCTAATCACAAAAGAAGATCTAGAGAAGGGTTCTTCTGATGCTAGAAAAGTTGCGGGGGGAGCATTAATGACTTCTGACTTTTTAAAAAGAGTGAGCTTGGGTATGAGCAAGTTCGGACACATGTGCATTATGATTTCTCAAGTTAGATCCACAATCACTACAAGTATGTATGCCAAGCAAGATCCAAACAACCAGACAAACAGCAGTGGAGGAAATGCGATTTTGCACTACCCAGATTGGATTCTTGAATTTAAAAAGCAAAATAAAAGTGATAAGATTCTAGAAAAGCCAACCGAACAAATCACTCCTGATAATAAAATTTATGGGCATAATGCCAAGGTTCTAATCTTGAAATCCACCAATGAAGCCACAGGACAAATTGTTGCTTATCCAATCAAGCATGGTCGAAGCAATGGGAAATCTATTTGGCTTGAGAGAGAGGTAGTTGACATGCTCTTAATGTGGGGCTACTTAGAGAAGTCGGGAGCTTGGATTAAGGTTGATGAAAAGATAAAAACTCTTTTACAAGAAAGCCAAATTGAAGTTAAAGATTCTTATCAAGGGATTAAATCAGTTTATGAGTTCCTAGAGTCAGATGATAAAATTACTGCACTATTAGTAGATTTCATAAAAGAGAACATTCTTAAGCAATGATATTTTTATGTTCAAATGGCCGAGAGAGAAAAATAAAAAATGTCAGCAAATACCTTATTGACTGGGACTCTAAGTGTCGAAGCGGAATACAAAAAGACGTAAAGGATCAAGTCAAGCCATACTGGTTTGCAGATGTTGTCTTTGAAGAGTTTCCTGTTGCTGGAACAAGAATGACATTAGATCTTTATAATGCTACTCAAAAGATTGCTATTGAAGTAGATGGCAATCAGCACTACAAGTTTAATCGTTTTTTTCACTCTGGCTCTCGACAGAAGTTTCTCCATCAATTACAGAGAGATGAGAAGAAAGAATATTTTTGCGAGATTAACAATATCAAACTGATCAGAGTATTAGAGTCTGATGTTATAGACTCATCAGAATACCCTAAAAACTTAATAGAACTTTTAAAATGAATATAGAAGAAGAAGAGGGGAGTGGGGGGATACCTCAATCATTACTAGATAAAGTTTATGACTCTACAGGATCAGCGAATGGCGGCAACAAGGGCTTTATATTACTTTATGTCAATAAAGAAGGCTGCCCTAGCATGACAAGTAAAACAGAAAACCCCTGCGTTGACATGGCTCTTGGTAAACTAATAGAGTTAGCAATGAGCAAAAAAGACGATGACATAAGCATATGATTTATTCTTTTGATTTGGAAAAAAAGGTGTTAAGTGGTATTCTTCAACATCAACATAAGTGGGAAGAGATTTCTAGTTTTGTTAATGATGGTGATTTTTATTCAGAGGATTCAAAAGTAAATGTATCAATATTTAAATTATTAAAAAATGCCCTTGATAACGCTGAAAGTATTGATGAGACAATTCTTGTTCAAAGAATACAGCAACTAAAAGTAAGCTTTCCTGACAGTGTAGATGTCGCTGAGTATGTATTCTCTTTAGCATTCTACAAGATTACAGAAAATATTTTCTTAAGCTCTGTAAAAGAACTTAAAAAATATAGCGCTCGTAGGGAAATATATACGAGTTGCAAGAAGGTTGCTAATTTTGTAAAGAATGCAGATCCTAATCTTAAATATGGAGAACTTATTGAACAGTCTGATCAACTTTACAATAAAAACATAAAAGATTTCGAGATGACAGAAGCTGGTCCTGTCAACTTGTTCGACATGATGGAAGATCTTGTCGAAGATCGAGGCGAAAATCCAGTAGAAGATTTTGGTATGCTTGGGCCGCATCCAAGAATTAATGAGATGTATGGTTCACTACTGCTTGCTGGCAATATCTCTGTTATTGTGGCTAGGTCTGGAGTAGGTAAGACAAACTTTTGCATGGATTACACAACAAGAGTTTCTGCTGAACATGATGTTCCCGTTCTTCACTTCGACAATGGTGAGATGAGTGAGGAAGAGCTTATCTTTAGACAGTGTTCCGCAATGACAGGTATTCCCGTATGGCTTTTACAGACAGGTAAATGGAGGACTACAGGATACAAAGATCTAACGGTAGATCAGGTTGTCGCTAAAGTTAGATCCGCTTGGAGTAAAATTAAGAACATGGAGTTTTATTATGAGAATGTTGCTGGATTATCGCCAGATGAAATGTGTTCTCTTCTTAAAAGGTTTTACTTCTCTAAGATAGGAAGAGGCAATCCTCTGATTTTTAGCTTTGACTATATCAAGAGCGACTTTGGCAGCATTGGAAAGGTAGATGGCTGGCAACAGGTTTCTTATATGGTTCATAAATTTAAGCAAACCATCCAGAGAGACTTATCTTTTGACGGAAAGCCGTGTGTTTCAATGCTCACTTCCGTCCAATCCAACAGATTGGGTATCACCAATAATAGAGGAGCAGGTGGTATAGTTGATGATGAAAGTGTTGTTTCCTTGTCTGACGGTATTACTCAGTTTTGTTCTCATCTTTTCCTACTTAGAAGAAAAGTTGCAGATGAAATACATGAGGAGGGAGCTAATTTCGGTAGTCATAAGCTGATAAATCTTAAGTGTAGACATCTTGGGAGAGACGCTTTAAGAGCTATTCATCCTGTAGAGATGCCAGATGGATCTAAAAAACAAAACTTTATTAATCTAAACATAGAAAACTTTAGGATTACTGAGTGTGGAGATCTGCAAGATATCGTAAATGCTTTTAATGGTGGAGGCATTGAGGTGAATACAAATGAGACAGAAGAAATTCCAGTTAAT